GCCTGCTTTGATGCCACAGCCTGCCTCGATGCCCCAGCCTGCCTCGATGCCACAGCCTGCCTCGATGCCACAGCCTGCCTCGATGCCACAGCCTGCCTCGATGCTTCCGGAAACTTCTAGCCGTCCAGCAAAAATGATTGATTTTTCAGTGATCAGATCGCCGTCGACCTTCCGGACATCATCCGTCCTGCCGAATACGGAAAGTAGCCATGACCCGTAGCTGAAACCCTTCTCCGCGCAGCAGTCCAGCAAATCCTGATACTCTACGCCATCCGGATACTTTTCTTCCGGGAATTCTTTCAGAAAATCCCTGTATCCGGCTGCACATGCGCCTTTCTCCCGCAGGAGCTCCTTTGTAATTTTCATTTCATCCTCCTTAAATAATCTTCCTTGCCGAGTGGGGCTTTTCTGTTTGCTGCATAGCCTTTGCGTCTCTGAGCCCTTCGCAGCCCTTCCGCCGCTACGCATTGCTGAGCTTTACATTGCCTTTGCCGTGCTGATCAGTGCCCATCTCTGCCCTTGCCTGTCAGAGCAAAGCGCGCGTTACTACGCCGTTGCCAATCCTTGCTTTACTTCGCCTTTGCCGCGCCAGTCCAGGCCGCGCCGTTCCCTCGCGTCACTTAGCCTAGCCTTTCCGTCGCAAACATAGCATCCCATGCCGCCGCGAAACCAGACTGTGCTTTGCCTTTGCGAGGCACATCAAATCTCTACAGTGCCGTTGCCACGAATTGCATACCAAAGCCTTTGCGTACCCAGCATTGCACTACCAAGCCTTTGCTATGCGGAGCAGTCAATGCCACGCCATCGCTACGATTTGCCGCACATTGCCGTTGCCGTTCAATGCCTGTCTTCGCCGCTCGGAGCCATGCCTCTCCCTCGCGAAACTATGCGGTTCCACGCCTATCCGTTGCTCCTCTGCGCCTTTCGCGGCTTCTCCTCTGCGCTCGTAGCTTATCGATGCCTTCGCTGTGAATCGTGTTGCCCCCGTTGCGGCTCATTGCACTGCTTTGCTTTTCCGTTGCTGTGCCGCTCAGAGCCCCGCGCGGCTACGCCTTTGCTTGTCGTTGCCAAACCCAGCCGTGCCCTTGCACTTATTCGAGCACCTCGTAGGTGAACCGTCCCTTTCCGGAGTTCCGCCACTGGCCGATGCCTCTGAGCCGTCCGTAGTCCAGCCATTCCAAGACGATATCCTTGTGCGCCTTTTCATCCAGCATCGTAATTTCAAACTCGATCGTGCTGCCCGCCGGAATCTCCTCCGAGTTCGCAAGCGCCACACGCTCGCCCTGCGGGGTCGGTGCTCTCAAAGGCCGCTGGCATTCGCCGATCTCACCGTTGACGGAAATCGGGATGTGCCGCGGCTCGACGAAAATCAAACCGTCGATGATCTTCTTGTAAGCTTTCAAGCTCGAGCTTTTCGTGCTCTTGACTCTTGTCAGCATACCGCAAGCGTCCTTGAAGAACCCCTTGATCTGGTAGTCATACAAGACAGGGCACCCATTCGCGCGGGGGAACACCGTCATTCCCTTGTCGGCTACCACGTCCGCGCCCAAAGCCGCGATCTCGTCTTCGATGGTAGAAGCGTCTGGCGCTTTCGACGCGATGAAATCCCGCGCCACGTTCTCATTGCTCGGCCACGTGCCAAGCACAGGCTCCAAAAATGTTAATCTGACTTTCATTCGTTTCAATCCTCCTAAATTTTACGGCTGGTGCCGTTTCCTCCGTTCCTTCCTCTGCGCTTCCCACTGATCAAGCACAGAGATGATGACCGGTCTGAGCTTCCGGGCGCTCGCCCGTCCGTTTAGTACATTGCTGATGTGGCTCTGCGTCACGTTGCAGCAGTCTGCAAGATCGGCCTGCGTCATGTTCAGGTCGTGCAGCCTTGCCTTCACGTAAGCGCCAAAGCTTCTTTTGCTCAATCTCTCGCCTCCCTTACCACGGGTAACAGATCATTTCCCGCACGTCCGCGATTGGGATAGACAAGCAGCGCATAAGCTTGAGTGTTTGCGGGAAATACTTTGTCGGCTTCTTGTAAAGCTCATAAAGCGTCGTACTTCCAACGCCTGCGTACTCGCAAGCCTTCTCAACGCTTACCCCCTGCGCCTTGATTTCGCCCTGAATTCTTGCGGACAGGTTGTAATCAAGCGTCCGCTTTACCGCCGCCTTCGGCATGTTCTTCACCTCCCGCAAATAGTTCGTCGACCGTGCATTTGTAGAGCCTTGCAAGCCTTTTGTGATGCTTCCTTGCAATACGGATCTTCCCTGTCTCCCATAGGTGTACTGCGGACTGATCGACGTTCATTTTTTTTGCGACCTCATCCTGCGTAAGCCCTGCTTTTAGCCGGAGTTCTTTCAGCCTCAATCTCTCGCCTCCTCTGAGCCTCATAAATATGAGTAATAATGATTGACAACCCTTCAGGAGCGGTGTTACAATGAAATTGTTCAGAAAACATTGTTTTTTGCCGCTCTCCGAGGGGCTGCTTTGCTGTACCTCTCGGGTACGCTCATATAATAACTCATAAATACTACTTTGTAAACCTTAAATAAGTAGTATTTACTACTTTCGTGCAAATGCACAAATTCAGAGGTTCAAATATGGATGAAACGTTAAACCGCATACTTTCCCTTTTCCCGACCAACGAATCTGGGAAGCCGGTTCGCGGAAGTAGCAAGGAATTGGCTGATTATTTAGGGCTTCCACACAATATTGTTGCAGAGTGGAAATCCGGAAGAAACAAGTCATATCTACGTTACCTCTATGAGATTTCTGTAAAGTATGGTGTCTGTGTCGAATGGCTCAAGGGCGAGACAGACGAAAAAAATCCCCCCGTCCCGGAGGACGAGAGGCTTTTGAACGAGGAACTTATTTCGCGCTTGGTTTCTTTGACACCCGAAGAGATGCAGAAGGTTGACGCTTTTGTGCAAGGGCTCTTAGCAAATCGTTGAGTTGTCGCTTTTCATCGTAAGATAGACGCTCTATGTATTTGGCTGCTTCTTCGCGTGTCATCGGCGTTCTCCTTTCTTCGCGGCGTATTGATATTTTAGAACGAACGTTCGTAAAATACAATATGCAAGATTCCACAAATTTCATATTCAATTTTCTACACGGAAATTTTGAATAAGTACAAAATATTGGACAGGGAGTGTGCTATATGAAGAAAAAGCGAAGTGTCCTGCTTCGCCCGGTCGCATGGATAGCAACCGTCGCACTAATTTATTGCATGGGATTGATTTCGAAACTAGTCTGTAATCTCGGAGTATGGGCAGTCAACGAATTTAGCCATCTCTCAACTGGCATGGTGATTTTGCTGGTCATTCTTTTCGGAAGCATCTACATCAGTATTTATTTCTACTCTGCCGTCTTACTTCCGCAGTTGCTTGTCTTTGTGTCAGATTTTATTTATCCATCAAATCACGCTTTTCGATATTACTTTGTCGGTGTTCTTGAAATAATCATCTGCGCAATTGCTGTGTTTGGTGGGATTCGTGGTTGGATTGTTCAAACCGGCAGTACAAGCATGTTCTGGTTTTACGCTGCTTACGTTCATTTCATTTTAGCAATGATAGTAATGATGCTGCATGGACGTTCAGCATCAGAAGGACGCCACGAGGCAGCAGCCGGCGGTTCTCAGTAATATTGCCCCGCCGCCGAGCCACCGAGCGGCGGGGACTTTGTTTGCCAAGCAGTAGTGGGAGCTGCCTGTAGTTCCAGCATATACCATTCCATATAGGCATGTCGAGACACAATGTCCACATCCTGCGCACATCAGCATAGGTTTTGTTCAATAAAAACATATGGGGGAATGCATTTTGGCTAAAAAGCTGTGGGAGATTTGCCGCGACGCGAAAGACGCCGCACACGTTACGAACCAGCATATTGCAGACGAAACAGGTTTGGCTTTGAACACGGTTTCGCAATATCTACGTGGGGATACCAAGCACCCATCTGTCTACACTGTCGGACCGATTTGCCGTGCATGCGGCGTCGATCTGAACGACTATTTTAAGATTAAAATACCGAGTGAAAATAACCCGGAAGATTGCAGCGCTTGCCAAGAACTGGCGCACGCAGAGCAGATGCAGCGGATCTATGAACGCGGGCTTCGCGTGCGTTCCGCGATTATCATGGGGCTGTGCGTCATTCTGGTGCTGGCCCTGGTTGCGCTGATCATCGACCCTTGCAATCCAAACGTCGGCTGGGTTCGCGCATGAAGAGAATCGAGGTTCATCATGAAAGTACCAGAGCCAAAGAAATTACCAAGTGGCACATGGTTTATCCAGATGCGTTTAAACGGTGTCAGTGTCCCTGTCTCCGCTCCCAGCAAGAAGGAATGTATCCAGCAAGCGCAGCTCATTAAAGCTGAGCATATCGCTGGGAAACGCCGCATAACAAAAAAAACAGAGCAGACAATTTCCGAGCTGATGCAGGCGTACATAGACAGCATCCGCGCAACCGCGTCCCCCGCAACCGTGCGGGGCTATGCCAGTATCAAGAAAACGCGCTTTCTCTCCATCTCCGATTCCACACACGATAGCATTAAAGACTGGCAGAAAGTGATTGACACCGAAGCGAACCTTGTTTCTGCAAAAACGCTGAAAAACGCGTGGGGATTTCTTGCATCAGCGCTTCGTTACGCAAATCTCCCCGTTCCGGAAATCCGTCTTCCGCAAGTCATTCGCGCTGAAAAGCAATGGCTGGAGCCGGACGATGTTCTGAAATTTGTGAAGATTCTCAAAGGAGACCGTTTCGAAATTCCGGCTCTTCTTGCGCTGCATGGCTTGCGCCGCTCCGAAGTTCTAGCTATGACCTACGAAATGGTTGACATAAAAGAAAAGACAATTACAGTGCATGGTTCTTCCGTCCTCGATGAAGATGGCAAGCTCATTAAAAAGGGTGAAAATAAAAACACGTCTTCCCGCCGTGTCGTCCCGATTATGATTCCGGAACTGATTGACGCAATCAATGCCGTCCCGGTGGAAAAGCGAACCGGACTGATTTATACTGCAAACCCAACAACCCTGTACTGGCGTGTCAATCAGATCTGTGAGAATAACGACTTGCCGAAGGTTGGTGTGCATGGTCTCCGTCATAGTTTTGCTTCCCTTGCCTACCATGTTGGCATGAGTGAGCAGGACACAATGGAGCTTGGCGGCTGGTCTGACTACAACACCATGCGTAAAATCTATACGCATCTCGCCCAATGTGACCGCCTGAAAGCCAGGAATAAAATGGCTGCGTTTTTTGAAAACACGCGCCCGGAAGAAGAAAATGCTAATGAAAATGCTAATAAATAAATAATATCATTGATATTACAGTGCATTTGCCATATTGTTTACGTGTTCGATTCCCGTACGGGTCACCAAAAAGCAAAAACCTGCAATCCATTGAGATTGCAGGTTTTTCTTGTATTTTCAATACTTTCAGCCGTTTTAGCCATTCCGTGTTTACGGAAAATATCCCGCATTTTCGGAAAGAAAACCGCATTCCCGGAACACAAAACGCTAATGAAAAATGCTAATGAATTTCTGGCTTTGCAACACAGTGATAATACGCCAAAATCTTCTCCTCCGGCTCCCCCGCGTCCTTGTCAAACAAAAATGCCTCGGCCATATCCGCGTAAAACTCCGGCTTATCCACGCCGTGCTTTCTGGCCACCAAGCAGTAGTCAGACCGCATCATGTTCACCGCCGCAAACCAGATGCACCCCGGAAGATACACGCCCATGCTCTTTGCCATCGCGCTTGTCTCGTCCATCGTCCATTGCGCCCCGGTCGTGCCGTCGCTGTTTTCCATGTGCTCCCCCCAGTAAAGCGCATCTTCTTTCGTGAACGTCTCGCCGCACTCGAGCTTCTCCAGCGCCCGAATGGTCTTCGCGTAGAGTTTGACCTCTTCCACATTTCCGAGCGTTGCAGGCCGCTCCATCAGCTCATGCAGCCGCTCCCGAAGCTTTTCTATGTATTCTCTCATACTGCCTCCTTGATATATCTGTAAAGCTTGTCAACATCGTTCTGGTCAAATGTCAGCTCCCCGATAAACGGAATCGAAACCGGAAGCCGCTGCTCAAACTTTGGTCTCGCCGCATTGTAAAGCCGGTCAATATTGATGTTCCCTGTCTCGTCCATAACGCCCATCATCTGCACAACCGGGTTTTCCCGTAGTGCAAGAATCCGTTCTTTTCCGCCGTCCATAATGAGCGCAACGGCAATTCCTGCGCCGATTCCCTTTCCAGTCGGAAGGTGTGGCAGAATTTCTGTATCGATAAAGCGGACCACGCCGCGCATTGCCTGATCAATCGTAATCATAAATTATCCTCCATAAAGGTTGGGGCGGCTATTGCCGCCCCTTTTGCTTAGTCCTTGCAGCAGCCGCACTTCGGGAGCGGGTTGTAGAGCGTCTGCGCCGTTGTTGCGGTGCCGGTGGTGACGTCTGCGACCTGCTTGGGGTAAAAGGTGGCGTTGGCATAAGTCACGATGGCGTTGTCGCCGCAGCAGCGCCGCTCTGCCTCCATCTCGATCTCGCGGTGCAGCTCGGACTTGACCGACGCGATGTCCTGACGCGCCAGCACGAAGCTGTCCTCGGTGCGCTGGTTGTGGACGGCCTGATCGCACAGCGTCTTGCGCACGTCCTTGAGCTGCCCGTCGATGTAGGCGTACACCTCCAGCATCTTCTGATCGTTGTAAGTGTTCGCCTTCAAGAGCGCGATTTCTGCGTCCTTCGCCGCCAGCTGCTGCCCCCGGTCCAGTTCATACCGTGTGACCGGCGTGTTTTCACTGCATGCCGCACCCGCAGCCATTGCAGCCGCCGGGTTCATGCCCCAGCCGCCGAGCAGATTTCCGAGCAGCCCCAGACCGACACCGGCAGTGCCGATAATGCCCGTTGTCAGCGCAGCATTCGCCTTTCCATTGCTTGCGTATTCCATAAAATACCTCCGTTTTCAGTAGTGAACCTTCCGGTTCCTATCTCCATTCTGTTGGAAAACCGCATCACAAAAAACCAAGCGAAAGCTCAAAAAAAGCACAGAAAAAGGCAGGCACTATGTGCCTGCCTTTAACAATATTTCCGTGCATCGTTTGATGATGCCCTTCATACCGTTCACCGAGAAACCGTACCGCTCTGCCAACCGTTCCGCCGTTTCCCCGTCGCAGATATTCCTTCGCATGATCTCCCGATACATTGCATTGTGAATCCATTCAGAAATCAGGAACTCCCACTCACTGCGCGGCTTTAATGGAAGCCCGCGCTGCATTTTACCCCTACTTTCTGTTCAGAACTGCAATGCTCCCCTGATTCGACACTTCCAAATCGAGCGCCGCCGCAAGGTCTCTGACCTTGATATAGTTCGTGCCGTCCTTGAGAATCCGGTCGACTTCGATCTCCTTACCGTCTACAATGATCTTCGATTTTTCTACCACTTCCAACTCTCCTTCCGACTTTTCGCCGTTTCCAAGTGCCATTGCCGTATGTCTCGATTCGTTGACGAGCACGTCACCCTCCAAGAGATAGTCCGGGCAGTCCAGATACTTACGATCTGTAAGCAGCTCAAATTCCCCTGTCTTGCCCCACTGCTGCCGCATCTGGAACGTCGCCGGGGCGTTTCCTGCCGTGTATGCAGACTCCATGTCCACGCCTGCCGCTTCTGCGCAAACCGCCATAAACGCCGAGCAGTCCGTCTCACAGTCGTCTGTGACCGCCGCAAGATTCCACTTGGCGAGTTTTGCGTAATACCGCAGCGTATTCCTCTGCCGCTGGTCATACCCGATGTGCCGATTTCCCACGCCCGCGCGGCACGCCGCCGCCATCTTTTTTGCTGTGGTTCTCCACTTTGGCCGCAGGACCAATGTCCAGCCGTTGGCATACCAGTCTCGGATATTCAGCTCCCATCCGGACTGATTACCGGCGCTGCCGCCGGTAATCTTTCCACGCTCGTCAATGCTTGCCTGCCCGATAAGCACGCTCACTCGTTTTCCACCTCCGGAAGACCCGCAACCGAGGTCAGAAGCGACAGGATACCCGCCAGCGCCGAAGCCGACACAACCGCGATCCAGTTCACTTCGTTCAAAAGCGCCGACGTGCCGATCGTCGCAATCGCCGTCTGACATACCGTTTTCACCGCGCGGATACCCGCAGCCTTCCACCAATTTTTGTTCATCATACTGTACTCCTTTCTCATGCTTTCAGACCGAGCCTGAACAGCACATATCCAATGATTCCGCCAACTACCGCCGTGACAATGGTTTTCACCGCCCCCTCCCACATTGCCCCCGGCTTTCCCGTAAGACGCTGAACGGTCTTGTCGATATTGTTGATCTTTTCGTTCATCGTCTTAAACTGTTCTGCCATGACCTTCACCGACGAAGTCAATTCCTGTAAGACCTTGTAGTCTGCTTCCAGATCATTGATCCGGCGCGTGTTGTCCCGCGTCAGTGCCTCCGTTTCCGTCAATCTGTGTTCCATTTCTACTTCATTCATAGGCGCTCCCTTCTCTTTACCCGGCCATTCGGACGGGGATTTTTGTCCCGTTCTTCTCCGCGATGATCTCCCCGCGAACCAGCTTCCACGTCCACCCGTCCGGTGCGTCCCACGTCTTCATGACGCCGTTCTGCATCATCTTATACGCAAGCTGCCCCGCCTTCGAGCCGACCGTGTAGCCGTCTCCCGGCTCGTCGTCAAAGCCGTTTCTTCCGAGGACGGCCCGCGCCCGAAGCTGCCGCCCGTCCTTTGTCCGGACGATCACGTCTCCATTTTCTCCGACCGACCATACAGACCCGTCCTTCGCTTCATACCGGTCTTGCCGCTTGAGTAGCAAGCTCAGATACGCCCGATATCCGTCGTCCGTCCGGATGTCGTAGGTTTCCTCCTGTGGCTCTTGCTCTGCGGAGGATACCCCATCCCAGCCGACGTTCTTCTGGATTTTCTTCCTCGTGCTCTCTGCGTAATCCTGAACGCTGACGGCAATCGCGTATTTCTGCTCCGCTGTCATGTCCGTCTGGTTGAGATAATCGCAGAACCAAGCCCATTTCGTTCCGAAGCCCTGTGCCTTCCGCTCGTCGGCGTTCGGCGCTTCCTTGAACTGCGCCCATGCGTCGATGTAGTCGGCCATCGCCGCGCCGGTGTCCATGACGCTGCGCGTCCATCCGGTCTGCGCTTTCGCGGATAACTCGCTCTTCGCCGCCGCAACGCTGATATTTCCTTCCCGAAGCTCCGAAGAGAGGTATTGCAGGTTCTTCACCGAATCCGCGTAGAATCCTGCCCGGATTGCGTCCTTCTGGTCTTCCGTCCAGCCCTGCCGCTCGAGCCACGAATCAAACTGGTCTTCCGCGCTGCGCACGACGTTTCCGTCCATGTCGTAGACCGTTTCGATGTTCTTGAGCGCCGCCTTTGCTTCCTGATACATGGCTTCCGTGGCTCCTGCCGCCATGCCGAACCGCTCGTAGGCCTTCTGTGCCTGACTCTTTTCCTCTGCATCGCTGCTCCATCCGCTGAAAGTTCCGCCGCCAGTCCCGCTGGAAGCGTAGCTGCCGGAACCGGAAGTGGCACTTTCGGTCGAAGTGCCCGCCGTAACGCCAGAGCTGGAAACTGCCGTCGAAGACGCCCCGGAACCGTCGGTCTGCGTAGTCGGCGCAACATACGCCGCGCCAAGCTTGTTCGCGATTTTCTTCTTCGTGCTCTCCGCCATCGAGCGGTTTGTGCTGACTGCAATCGCGTACTTCTGTTCTTTGGTCAGTTCCGTGTTCTTGTTCAGCTCATTGCAGAACCATTCCCACTTGCTGTCAAAGCCCATCTTGTCGCGTTCTTCCGCTGTCGGCGCGTTCTCAAACGTCGCCATGCTGGAAATGTAATCGCGCATCTGAACGCCGGTGCTGCTGACATTGTGCGTCCAGCCATACTGGTATGTGGGGGATAGTTCCTGCTTCGCCTCTCCGACCGTAATGTTTCCAAGATCAAGGTCTTCCACAAGTTTGTTATAGGTATCTACCGTATCCCCGTAGAAGCCCATGCGAAGCGCCTTTTTCTGTTCTTCGGTCAGATTCTTCGAATCCAGCCAATCGTCATACTGATTCTGTACGCTACTGGTCACAATGCCGTCAATGTCTTTGACTTCGTGCATTCTCGCGTGCGCGCTGGACGCTTCCAGCATCATCTGCGGCGTAACGCCTGCGGCCTTTCCGAACTTCTGATACGCATCGACTTCACGGGCAGACAGAACCGCAATTGCTGTCCGGTCGTTCAGCTCATTGTCGTTGTATGCCTGCAAAAGCTCGTCCCGGTTCGTGCCGTCTTTATTCGCATCCTTGTATTTGGCCTTGACCGCCTCGTCGAGGAAATACTCTGCAAGCGTCTTCTGGTTTTTCCCTTCAAGCTTCTGCTGCTCTTCGGAAAGCTCATAGCCGAATTTCGCCTTTTCCGCATCTTGGAAGTATGCCGCAGCCTTTTCCCGCGCGGATTCTTTCAGATCGTCGGATACCCCTGCATACGCAAGCGAGTCATAGAGTTTCTGCACATTCCCGAGCTTGTTCTTTGCTTCGTCGCTGATGTACTTTTCACTCTCAACGGCTCGTCCAAGAATCGCGTTCACGATTTCCTCGTCGGATTTCCCCTTTAGTCCGTTGATCCATTTCTCATCGCTCTCATAGCCAACGCCAGCCGCTTCTTTTCCAAGCGCGTTCGCGTACTCCTGCGAAAGGCTCATTGCCTTAGACTTTACATTATCCGGAAGCCCCTTGTAGATATCGCTATCCAACATATTCTTCCGGAGATTATAGTCCGTCTGGCCTCTCGTTTCTGTGTAATTTGCGTATTGCTCAGAGGTCAGTTTTACGCTCTCCCCATCTACAGCAATGCTTTTCGGCGGTTTCGTATAGAAGTTGGAATATTCTGCATTCACATCATGCAGCCGCGCGATTTCTTCTTCGACTGCATCTGTCTTCTGCTTGGAGGGATATACCGGCGTGACCGCTTTGAAAACGCCCTCGCCAAAGCCGTTTGCTCCGTTTCCTTCGACCGGAACGCCCCAGTTTCCGTAGGTAACGGCCATATCCTCCCGAAGCCCCGGGAGCTTCTTCTGTACACCCTGTACGGCAGACTGCACCGGGCTCCAAGCGCCGTCCGGTTCCAGATAGGTACTTCTCTGGTTCTTATCCAGACTGGCCGCCACGCGCCCGACTACCGTCGGCACGTACTGCCCGACATAGTTTCCGATAATCTGTACGCCCATCTTGGTCAGCAGTTCGCCTGTTCCCGCGTTGTCGGAATTCTGGATCGTCGTCAGAATGCTGTCCATGCCGCTGAGCATGGACTGCTCAAACACCGGGTCTGTGATCTTGGACAGCGCATCGAGAAAATCTTCAAACGAGATCGGTTCGTCGCCGTTCCGCGCGTTTTGCGCCGCTTCCCAGATTTGCGCGCCCGTCAATAGCCCTGTCCCTGCCAGCGTCAGGCTGTCAATGGGAATATACGTATCTCCAACCAGAATGGAGAAATCTTTCGCGCCGAAGGCGTTCTTCTGCTGCTCTTTTTCCTTGTCATCGCCAACGCCTGTCGCCCGAAGAATCCCCTGCTTGGCAAGCATCGCGCCGACGCCGAGAAGCGCCGTTCCAGTGGTTGCCGCCGCGAAATCATCAATTGCTTTGGCCGCCGTGATATCCGGATTTCCTTTCTGCATCTGAATGAGATCCCATGCCCCTTTCAGATACCCGAGCGGCGAATACTCCACCGTCCGAACCATGACGTTTGCCGGAACCTTCTTAAACGGATAGACCGTGTTTGACAGGAACCGACCAAGCTTGCTTCCCTTTCCAAGAGATGTCGCCCACTTGGATACAGCGTTCAGGTCGTTATACGTGCCCTTCTTCGCTTCGGTCATTGCGTAGGTTCTAGCCGCGTCTGTGATTTCCGTAAGCCCATTGGCTTTCATATAACCGGCCAGCGCCACAGAATACATAGGCTTGGAGAACCACATGTCTTCCACTTCCAGCGCCTTGCTGTTCAGGTTGTTCGCCTTTTCCGCGATGTTCAAGGCCTTGTCAATGCCTCTTGTCAAAGCATTCTGTGGGTCATTGATCTTCCAGTACCGGCGCTTGTCATTGATGTCACCCGCCGTGTTGGAGTACTTTCCCGTGCTGTCTTCATAAAGATCGACTGCGTTGTCGTAGTCCGCCCAGCCCAGATTCAGAAGATTCTGGTCTGCCTTATTCAGCGGATTTAAGAATGCTTTCGTTCGGCCTTCTTTGTTCCCGATGAAAACAGTTTCCATGAGTGCGGCAAGGTTATCCTTGCCGATCTTTGCAACTGCGCCGGAGACGTTACCCATGATGTTCTTTGCATGTGTCGAAGGGTTCGCCAGCATCGAGAAATACCGCCACTGCTGCGCCGCTTCGCCGAGAGATGTCGGAATCTGGTCTGCAACATTTTGATAAATGTTCTGCAAAGCGGCTTCCTGCGCGTCTGCCGTCGCGGCGTTCTGATACGTCTGCAAAAGCGCATCCGGAACATTGATCTCGATCTGCTTGTTCGCAGCTCTTCTTTGGTTGATCTGCGCTTCCAGATTGGAAACCATCTTCTGCACCGTGAAGATTCTGCCCTCCGGCGTTAAGGACTTCATGAGTCTTGCCGCCTGCACCGTCTGACCGGCGTTTGTCTCAACCGCCGTCAGTGCAACCAGAATGTCGGACGCTGCGTTGTAGTCCCCTTCCGCGATAGCGTCTGCATACAGTGTCGTACCCTGAGAAACGAATTTTGCCCCCGCCTTCCCTGCGTTCGCGTCGCGAATGAACTCGCTGCGGATTTGCTCGATGCTCTTGCCTCTGGCATATTGCTTTTCAATCTGCTTCGCGCCGTCTTCAATGGCCTGCTTATTGCCGTAGACCTCGTGGCTGAGCTTCCCATCCTGCACCAGCTGCTCAATTCTTCCGACCATCTCGTCTGTCGTGATCTGCGCCTCTGCCGCTGTCCGGGAGAACCTGCTGACTTTTGTTTCTCCGTCCATAGAAGCGGGGATATCCACCACACGCGAAGGATTCTCGCCGGGAGGAATCGCGCCGTACTGGTTGCTCGCATGGCTCAAGGGGTCAAATCCGGCAGGCGCCGCGCCCGTCGATGCGTCAGCCCCCACATTTTCCCTATTGACAGAATCCACAGACTGTGCTACATTTGAATTGTAGCTAGTGTTATACGGGGCGTCTGGGACGTGGTTGCCGGGGGGGCTTTGGCCTGTTGATCCGCTTCGAGCGGGCACATCGGTATCGCCGGAAACACTAGCTATTGAAACAGCACTGTGAGAATCGTGGGGCGTCTGGGACGTACGCTGCTGGGAAGATGCATCTTCCAAGTTCAGCACGCGATCGGCAGTGCTGTTCCTTTTTTCGATATAAGCACTTACGATAGGAATTTCATGCGCTTTTGCGTCCGTCGCTGCTTCAACAACGTAGTACGTTCCGTCTATGACCTTATACATTCGAACAAGTGGGGCGCGTTGCTGATCTTTTGTCATAATGTCAGAGCTGTATTTCTGCTTCCCCTCTTTTGTAAGGATAGGCTCGATACCGTCATAGTTTTCAACGACATACCCAATTCGCGCAATGTCGTTAATGTCCGACATTGATTGGTTCGCTTCTCCGTTGGCTCCGTGTCGCCTGTCTATATGCTCGATTGCGCGTCCACTCAGCGTATAGTCGCTTCCAGCAACGTCGATTCCTGTTATCTCGGCAATATCCGCAACGGCTTGATCTGTTGCGAAGCCAATCGAAACTTTTGCTTTGCGTTTGTAATTCTGGTTTTGCAATGTGCGAACCTTTTCTACGAACGACTTTACAATTGGTGAAACCGCATTTTTATATTCCTCAATAGCTCGCATTTGTTCCGGCGTATGCGTCGCAGGGTTATCATTGACCGACGTGCTTTCTACTTCTGCCACATCGGCAGAAGCATTTTTATTCTGGTTCATAGCCGCCAGAATCGCATTGTCCAGCGCTGTCGCTTCTCTTGTCTGCGTCACATTCTCCGGTGTCTGCACGCCCTGCAAGGTGTCCAGAATCGCCTGATCAAGTGGGCTTGCCGTCGGGTCTACGATGCGGTTTCTTGCGTTGATCGCCTCCTGCGCCAGCATCTGCCCGCCGCCCAAAATACCGCCGATGGCCGCGCCCATTGCACCTTCCTGCGCTGATTGTTTGGGATTGAGAACCGCATCTTCGTTGTTCATCGAATACCAGGGCGCATCCTGATCGTATACCGCCTTGTTGACAAGCCGCTCGATCATGCCCTGAATGACTTCTTCCTTGCCCTCGTCCAGAGACGAAGAAACCCACTTACGGATTTTATCCTTACTGGTAAGCCCTGCCTCGCGCAGTTCGCCCGGCAGCTGCTCCACGCCGCCGCCAATTTCCACAATGGCGTTCGCCGTCGAGGAAAGAAGCGTTGCCAGAAGCGCCTCGTCCTCCGTCGCGCCCTTTTCGATCGCCTCGTCATAGGAATTGCCGAAGCTCTGAACGAAGCTTGTCCAGTACATGGGGTCTTTGGAGAGCTTCTGCACCGCATCTGCGACTGTCGCCGTCAATCCCGAAGCCTCCGGGGCGAGTGTCGCCGCTGTAGAGCCGCTCGCCGTTGCCATTGCAAGAACTGCGTTCGGGACTGCCGAAATCGTGCCCTGAATCAGCTGATTTGCAAGGTTGCCGCCTTTCCCATACTGATTCCATCCCGTAGCCGCCTTCTGCGCGAACTGCGCCGTCGTGTCCTTCGTGCTCTGGTTCAAATCAGATACCGGTTGAAGGAGAGAACCAAAAAACGGCGCATCGCCTTTCACAAACTTACCGCTTTCCTTGTCCCAGCCGCCGTTTGCAAAAGCTTCCAGCTGCATTAGAACATTTTTACCCGCATTCAGTGTGCTGGTAACGCCGGAGTTAAACTGCCCTGCGCCCGCTTCCAGTGCGTTATAGATAGAATCCAAAACGCCGTAGTCGCCCGTCACGTCCTTTTTCTTCTGAATCAGTTTGCTTCGCTCTTCAGTCAGCGCCTCTTTGGTCTTCCCGCTTTTCTCGCCGACTACAGGGTAGCGGCCTTCAATTTTGTTTTTGAGCGGTGCAAGTTCGCTGTCGATAGCCGCGATCTGCTTGTTAAGCTCAGATACAGTCCGGTTGTACCCCTTTTCCTGATCTCGGTTCACCGCCCTTTGTGTTCTGATGCGCTGCTGCTCATCTTCCCTCGCCTCACTGGGGCTTTTCCCGCTGGAAATGGCTCGTTCAAGCTTTTGATTGACCGTGTTGCGGAAATCCTGTGCCTGCTTCGTGTTCTGGCCAACCAGATACCCGTTCTTCGTCGCCTGCTCCACAAGCGTCTGCTTCCGCTTTGACTCCGCATCGGAGATCTTCTGGTTGGCAGAGCTCTGAAACGAAAGCCCGTAGGTTCTCGAGCTGCCGATCGTTGCCCTATCCATCAGGTCGCTGAGCGCTTTGGATTTTTCCGCCGCGCTCAGTGTTTTTTTCTTGCCGGAAGAGCCGGAGGAATTGGAAGACGAAGAACTGCTTTCCGTCTTCGTTGGTGTCGTCAGCGAGCCGCCCGTGCTCTTCTGGACAGACTTAAGCGTTCCGGACTGTGTCGGGGAGGACACGCTGCTTGGAGCTTTCGTAGCGCTTGGGACTGTCTTTGGCGCGCCGCCCTTGTTTCCCGTGCCGGTATTTTTCTTCGCGCTCGGCTTGATGCTGTCGTACTGCTTCTGCGCCTTCAAGTTGCGTTCGCCGTCTTTTGTAATCATCTGTACGCTCCGTTCAGTATGTCTGTAACGCTATAGCCGTTGCCGTCAGTTCGGCTGGAACTGTTCTTTCTGATTTCCTTCAGCTTCAGCGCAAGGTCGAGCCTGCGTCCAAGCTCCGTGTCAGCCAATTCTTTATTGTAGATCGTTTCAAGCTGCGCGATCACGTCGTCAGAAAGTCCGTAAAGCTTCCCATACAGACCGTATTTTCCGCCAGCTGCCGCGATCTCCGCTGCCTTCCGTGCCTCTTCCGAAGCAAGGTTTCGGTCGGAGCTCACCTGATTGAGCATCATATTGAGAATCTCCAGCGCGCGGTTGCTGTCGTTCTTGGAAGCGTCAATAATGCTCTCATCCACGCGCACGGCCTCCTGATACAGCCTTTGTGCCAGCTCCATATTGTTTTCCGCTTGCGCCTTCTGGATCGCGTTCTGATACTGCTGCCCGAGAAGCGTCCTCTGCCGCTCGATCTCCGCCCGGTTCTGCGCCTCGGCATTTCCGAGCGTGGTCAGATCGCTTTGCAGCTGATTGCTTCTGGAAAGTGCTGCCTGACCGCCCGTGCCGGAGTTGAGCCCCGAAGCGTTCGCCATCTCGTTATAGCTCGCCTGCGACCGGTCGGCGTTTGCCTGCGTCTGCCGTCTCTGCTCATAATAATTAGAGCCAATCTTGCTTGCCTCGCTGTCGAGTCCGCTGACGTTCTGGTTGTAGTCGCTCTCGAGCTGGGCTTTGTTTGCCGCCAGCTGCTGTTCATACATCCGCCGGATATAATCCGACTGGTCTCCCGCCGTCGCTGTCTTCTGCCCCTGCATCGCTTGCAGCTGCTTGAGATAATCCTGAATCAGCTGATCATATGCTTGCCTCTGGCTTGCCGCGTTGTTGACCGTTTCGCTTGTCCCCGAGCCGGTTGTGCCTCCGCCAAGACCTGTCCCATTTCCGGAAGTGCTGCCCCCGGACGGCTGCGACCCTGCCGGGGGCTTCGTTGCCCCGTTGCCTCCGGTATTTGAAATACCGGGTCTCCTGCCGCCGGAAACCACGCCGCCAGAACCTCCGCTGACACCGCCCGGTTGGTATGTAATATTTGCCTTTGTGGTTACGCCGTCCTTCGTGACCCAGATGTTCCCGTCCCGGTCCGCCGTCCACGAAGACCCGTCCGAGACCGTCGTGCTCGTGCCCTGATTCTTTTTCAGCGACTCGGAAATGTCATACCCGGCTTTGGTGCCGATGTTGTAAGCGCCCATTTATTCCTCCACTTCCCACGCAGCGGCGTATTCCTCCATGCTGTAGGACGTGTCCTGCACACATTTTGTGAACTTCCCGCCCTGCACGGCCCATTCTCCCGCCTTGTACATATCGTGCGCGCCCGTCGGATGGACAAACTGCCGCGCCGTCTCGCGCGATGTCCCGTGATACGGCTTGTTGAACGTGTACCAGGCAGTCTTCCCCGGCGCGATATCCGGGTAGACTGCGTTGTCATACGCCTGAAAACAAGTCCACGGCTCTCCATCAACAAGGAACGTTTCACCCACCGTGTGCTTTCCCGCCGTCCATTCCGGGTACAGTGCGGAACACCGGATGATCTCGTCTGCCGTTTCCAGCTTCACATCCTTCATCAAAAACCGAACCGCATGGACGATGGACGCATCCAAGTCGTACTCTACCGGCTCCTGCGCCATCGGCTGCGGCAGCGGAACGTTGGTAAGCACCCAGCGCCCATCTGTAATTTCCTGCCGGAGATAATCTGCCGTGTCAAATGTCTGCATCTGGAAGCCATTGTTCGTGTAGACCGCAATAGACCCGGACAGCGCAGAAACGCCAGCCAAGCTTGCGCCCTCGAACCGTACCGTACTATCCGTTCGCGTCACGCGGATATCCGGATACTGTATAGACTGATTTGTAATGTACATTCTGATCTCCTATCCCATCGTGATATCGCAAATATACCATGAGCCACTGTTGTTGGTTTTTTTATCGAATGCAATGGCTGCGTTCCCGGTCACTTTCAGTGCGTACGTTCCGGCCCCGGCCAATACCAGGTCCCCATTGAGACTTATCCTGTTTTGCTTCTCAAAACCGCCTACATAGACGTCAACTGTCGCGCCCGGCGTCACTTCTACCGTTGCCGCCGCCGTATATTTTATTTCCCCAATTGTCGCATATGCTCTTGTGGAATTAAAATCGCCGGATATATCCACTGTGAAGTGTTCCGGGGTCGGAAGACCTCTTCTCAAAAACATTCCCATAACGGCCTCCTAAAAGCAAAAGCAAAACGCCGTTCCATTTAGGTTTGTTGTGTCTTGGCTGGATGTGGCAAGAACACTGGTTCCAATCGCATAGGCATTACCTGCACCGGCGCGTGTCCGTGCCCACCATTTTTTTTCTTTTCCCGCCATTTGCTTTACTCTATAAAGCTGATGGGAATAATACGCATACTGCATACCTTCGGCAGCGTCTACGCCGGAAGCACCAGGCTGTTCAACCTCCACCACTGCCGGTATGAAAAGCTTATCTGCTGTTGCAACAGCGCTACCTCTGAGCTCTGTCAATTTGGTTACCTCTCGAATCCCGCTTTGTACCTCTGCCGGCATAAGCGCAAGGATCGCCGGAAGCGTTTCCGTCCGCATGGTGCTCTTGCTCCATTCAGAGGTAGTTCCGTAAGAGTTAAGCGCGTAACAGTCGTGCAGTTGGAAGGTCAGCGGTGCTTTGCCCGAGCCGTCCGCGTAATCATCGTGGTTCATGCCGATAATGTCGATTCGGTATTCTGCGCCGTTGATCGTCATGTTCTTCCAGTCATGCACCTTCCACTCTGGCGGGATTTGCTTATTCTGGCAGGCCGCTATGATCTGTGCCCACGACCACCCGGCAAACCCTATCGGCTTTTCAATCCATCTAGGGCTTCTTCCGCTCATCCAAATACCACCACCTTAATTGGAATGTTGATCTCCGGCGGCGCGCCGATGCACTGTGCGGTCAGACTGTTCGCACCTGTCGTAAAGTTACTGATGCGGGAGAACCCCGTCAGAAGTGCGCTGTCTGCGTCCTTGTCCATCCCGGAAAGTGCAACGTCCCACTGCGGGTCAACAGCGTAGGATGCCTTTAGCCCATCTATCGTGATCGTCTGGCTCTGATACCCGTGAGAATCCGCCGCCCATCCCGTGGACAGAAGCGTCCCAGTGTACTGAAATGCGTTTTTGACGTTCTTGATCGCCGCGTAAACGCCGCCGGATTTGACAAGGTTTTCGCTTCCTTCCGTCGGTGTGCTGTCAAACTCTGTCGTAATATCTGAAAGCACATGCGTATGCACAGCGTTCGCTTTTCCGGAAAGTCCGGATGTAAGCGCCTGCGTCAGGTTCTGAATGGCTGCATGCACGACCTTGTTCATGATCGCGTCCGAACTCGTCGCGGACAGTTCGTTATTGACAAAGACCTTTGTCGCGCCCGCCGCGATTCCGTCGAGCTTGGCCTTGTCCTCCTTGCTCATCAGGCCGTTTGCCGAAGCCGTCGCCGGGTCAATGATAATCGGCCGGTTCTGTAGCTCCGTGATATCCGCCTGAGACTGCGTGACATCTGTTCTGAGCCCCGTCAAAATTGTCGTAACGTCCTGCGCCAGCTTGATATAGTTGATACTGCCGTTCGGAACAGCCGCGATCGTCGCCTGCTTGACCTGCTCCTGCACATTTTCGATGGCTTCCTGAATGGTTTTCGCCGGAATATCCGTCGTCTCCTGAAAAGCCAGATTGGCCGCGACCAGCGCCGGGAGCAGCACCGTGTTTAACCAGTTCTGAATTGTAAGTCCTGCCTCGTCGAACTTCGCCTTGAGCTCCGCCGCCGTCAGACCGCCTACGTCGTTCGGCTCGTCGTCCAGCTTCTGAATAATGTTCAGATCGTCTTGGAATTCTGTCAGTGCCATCAAATCACCCCCGTCTCATTAAGTGCCCGCTGGAGCTGCCCGTATCCGCTGCCGCCCTCTACGGGAATTTCTGTCCCCTGCCCCATTACCGGGGAATTCGACTGCTGCCCCGCCATCTGTGCCTGCATGCCTTGCAGTTTGTCAATCAGCTCCTGTTTCTTGGACACATACCCTTCCGGGATACGTTCCAGATAGTCCACCAGCTCGATTTTCCCCTGCATCAGAAGATTGTCAAGCGTCTGTACCGTTGTGATCTCGCTCCAATACGAAGACGCGCCAACATCCAGTTTCAGGCTCATCGGAATTTCATTCAGAATCGAGAAATCAAACGGCTTGTTGAAATTCGTGTCCTGAATGCTCATGCCAAGCGGCTGATTGTTCATCTCCTGCTTGGAGAGGAACTTCACCTGCACGTACCGCGTCCCGTAGTAGACCCGCATCATGTCGAGGTAGATCCTCCCGAGGTCTTCAATGGACTCGTACATGTTGAGTTTTACAAGCTCCAACGGTGCGTTCGATGCTCTTTGCAGCGCGATAATGGCCGACGTGTTGTCCGGTCTTGTGTCGCCCAGAGCCGCATCGGAAGCGCCCATAAAGTTTTGCGTGTAGTTGACGGCCAGATCAATAAACTGCGAGATCTGCGGGCTGATCTGTGCCGGGTCAATGATCTTCGCAATGGAGTTCATGTCCCCGCCGTTCACGCCAATGGCCGCACCGACCCTCGAGTCCCATTTAGGAATTCTTGTCTTGTCGTAGACGATCTTCGGATAGGCCGTCGTCATCAGCGAGATCATCGCCATTGCGAACGCCTTGTTCACAAACTTCTGGTTCGGAAGCAGCTGCGAGATCAGCGCCTGCCCGTGGTAGCTGTCCTGAATATAATCCCAGTTCATCCATGTAATGGGATAGTGTTTTAGCTCTGTGTCCTTATCCTCTTCCAGCTCCACATTCTGTGTGCACTTGTAGCTGTGAATCGTCCCCGTCTCAAAATCCCGGTACAGGTAGATATACATGGACACTCTGTCGTCCGTCAGCGCGTCCATTTTGTTGCCGTACGCCTCAGAGTCTGCCCGGATAGAATCAATGTCGTCCTTTCTGACGCCGTTTTTCTCGGCCAGGTTCTTTACATATTCCACCTGCTTTCGCATGGGAATAATGATATATGGCTGCTGCTGCACGTTCCGTTCGTTCGGATTGCCGAAGATGATTCTTGTGTTCTCGATGATCTCCGTGACAATGCCGCCCTTTGCTTCCTGCCCGGTCTCCATATCCGGGTCAAACCACGAATACGTCGCCCCGTCTCCGTCCACGGCGGCATTGCGCATGAACTCGCGCACCTTTGTCACAATTTTGTTGCGTTCAAAGACCTCCGCGAACTGCTTGTTGATCACATCCGTGACCTGTTCCAAATCCGCAAGGCCATATCTGGACGTGGAATTCAGCGGTGTCGCCTGCATGGACAGGTTGTCGGAGCTGATCGTTGCAATCTGAAAGAGCGTGACACGCTTGAGGAAATTGAAGACCGGCGTCGGCAGGCCGTTTGCCTCCACGCCCTCCCACTGCTTACCAATGAAGAAGTTTTCGTTTTCCGTGACCGTGTCATATAGGCCGATCTGCGTATTGAACATTACGCCCTTGTCATACCGCTTGGAAACAAGCTCCGGTGTTGGTTTCTTCATCTATCCCTCTCCTTTGGATTCCCGTAAGAAAGAATGTTCGCAACGCCTTCGTTGAACAGTTTCATTTCCATCTCTGCCCTGCGCTCTTCCTCTGTCTTTTCTGCCGCCTCTTCCGGAACGGCCTTTTTCTCCCGCCGCTTCCAGAGCGCCGCCGCAATCAGCAGCAGTACCGAGCAATGCAAAAGGATGAACATACTCAGAATCCCGAGAAGCACACACATAAAAATTTCCATACAGACCTCACTTTACATAACCCGTGAACCGTACCCGCATATCAACGCCCAGAACCGTAACGTCGTTTGCGACCGATACCGCATTGATCAGCAGCTTGTAGTAGACGAACTTCTTCACTTTCAGCTTGACTCTCTGCATATGCGGGCTTCTGTTCGTGTTGAAAGAAAAATGTCCAAAGTCAACGGATGCAAAATTCGAGATCTGCGCCGTGACGGTTTTTTCTGCGTACTCGCTCTTCCGGTCAGACCTTGCCGATACTGTGCATCGCGCGCCTGCCGCCGGTTTGAGACTCACCCAGAGTACCGAGCTGTGCTTTCTCTGGTAATCTGACCCGAAGTCCATATTGCTGCTTTCCCACGTGCACCCAATTTCCTGCCCGAAATCGTTGTGCACCAGCTCGTCAAACAGCGCAAGCTTCCCGTCAGACGTGCCGAAGTAAATGTCGTCTCCGCTTCTGCATGCACACACGACCTTGAGATTCGTATATTTATACCAAACGTCTTCAATGTACCGGTGCACCAGCGCCGTGCCGGACGCATCGTTCAGGAACACGTAGTATTCCTGCTTGCTGTCGTCATCAAAGATAAATACCTTCTCCGGCTCTGCCCGCTGCATCGTGCTTCGTACACGTTCTGACACCATCTTTGCGTTTCTCTCGTCTCGAACCGTCGAGGAGGTCATTTTCCAGTCGTAAAGCGCGCTTGCGTACATCGAGCGCGGAAAGTTGTAGACAAGCCGCACCTGTCCCGGCGCTTCGTTTCCGATCTCCCGGTTCAGTGGGATCGTGTAAAATCCCGCCGTGACCGCCCCGTCAGCCAGCGTCACCGTCGAATACTCTGTTGCGTATACGCTTCCCGGCTTGAAGGTCAGGAGCCTGTCATAGTGCTTGACCATCGCCGTAATGGGCGTATTTTCATCCCCAACCAGCATTTCATAAAGATCGGGGAAATACTCCGCCGACGCAACGCCTTTTTCTGTAATGCCGCAATACAGAGCCTTCGCCGTTCCGTCTCCGTACAAAAACACTCTTGTATCATTTGCGCCGTTGAAAAATTCCCAATACCGCATGGCCGTGACCTGAGAACGCAGGCTGTTCGGCGCGGTATAATAAATCTCGACATTGTTGCTCCCGGCTGCCGGAGCCGTAGAAAACGTGACCGTACCGGCTGCCGCGTCCTTCTCTGCCGCTGTTTCCGTCCCTTCGACATAAACAAGGTCGATAGACGAAAGTCCGGATTCCGGGAGGACATATTTTGTGCTCTCGCCGTCCGCCGAAAAGCGCACCCGCCGTTTTCCCGTCAGCCGGTTAATGTTTTCCAGCGTCGTTCCGCCGCCTTTGGGGGATGCCGCCGTTACCACACACGGGATATACCCGTCCACCGTTTTCACGCTTCCCGCGCCGTCCCACGACAGATATTCGTGCCCGTTGAGCATATAGACCTTGTTGTTGAATCCGAAAAACGTTGTCGGCGCGTCCGTGATGTTTCCAAGCCTTGTCTTGCCTTCGGAAATCTTCCATACGCCGCCATCTGCTGCGCAGAGGGTAACTTCCTCCCCCGCAACGAAGCCGTGCCACAGCCCGCGTACGGCCCCCTGAAAGGTCTCCATTGCCTGCATACCCGGCCGAACCTTCAAATGGTACTGCGGCGTAACCTGCCAGTTTTCAAGTTTCGAGGCCTCGCCGACTTTGAGCTGCGTGTCGCCGTCCTTCGATTCGTTGAGCCCCAGAAATTTTTGTATCTGTAAAACCTTCGCGACATCCGAAGTTACGATTTTTGCCATACTTCCTCCAATTTGGGAAAAGGGCAGCTTGCGCTGCCCTTATACTCAGTTCGTGCCCTCTGCCACACCAGACCAATACATGCCGGTCTTCGTCGCTGCCGCACGGATGGTCTCGCCAGAAGCAAGCGTCGGCTTGCTGGATGCCGAGTACGTCTTCGCGGTATCGCTGAAACGCGGGTCGCTGCCGTCGGTGGTGTAGAGAATCACCGCGTCGGTAGTCTCCGAAGTAATCGTCGCGGTGTTCGACGCAATGACGATTGTCGGGTCTGCCGCTACAGTCCCCGTCTTGCAGGCGACGTAGATGCCGTCTGCCTTCGTGGGCTTCACGAAAGCGTCAAACATGAAGCGCATTTCGACCAGATCGCCGGAAACGCCGGGCGGGTCGGTGTGAATCTTGTAATCGTTCAGCTTCATCGGGGAAATCGCCGCATTCTTGAAGACGATCATGAAATACACATCCGCCGGAAGATAGCTGGACGGGACCTTCTTGACGGGCATGCCGTCAAACTCGCCCACAACGCCCTTGGCAAGCGCCTTCGTGCCGATGCCCTCAAGCTTGACATATTCGTCGCAGAGCTTGAGATGCTTGTACATATCGTTTCGGATGTACAGCGTTCTTCCTTCCTGCGGGACAAACTTGTCGTCGAGTGCGCAGGTCGCATCCATGATGATACCGGCAATCGTGCTCTTCGTCGGCGCCGCCGTCAGCGCAACGTGCTGGCCTGCGTTCACTGCCCAGGTCTTGAAACGGTACTTGTCGATGAATGGGGTCACGACGAGGCGCATAAAGCGATTGAGCGTCGTTGCTGCAGTCTTGATATTGAACTGCTCTTTTGCGTTGCCCTTGTCAATGGTCCATGTGGACCCCTTATCCTGCTTCATCTGGAACTCGTAGAGATTGTCCGCAAGCTCCTGCGGCGTGCCGTAGCGGTTCGAGCCGGAGCGGGTATAATCGTTCAGCGGCGCGACGTCCGGGTCATAGACCTTGACGGTTCTGACACCGACAAATTCCATGTCGAGGTCCTTCGAGAAGGAACTCTGCGTCAGAGAATCCTGATAAAATTTTTCCTGTACCTTGTCGGAATACTTTTCTGCAAGGTTGATGGTTTTCGACATTTTTTACCTCCTGTCAATCGTCGCTCAACAGGTATTCGAGGAACGGGTCCTTCGCCGTCTCCTTTCCTTCTGTTTTCGCGGAACCAATACTTTTCTGCTTGTTTTTCTCATTCTGTTTGAGTGCGTTGATGCTCTCCTGGAGTTTGCGGTTACTCTCGGCGAGCTGCCGGTTCTCGTACCGGCCGTAGGCAGAAACTAACGTTTCGCCGTTTCTGACATCGTCCCAGACTTCCTTCGGGATCGTGTTTGGGTCAACATCCTTGTAGAGCTTCAAAAACCGTTCGATGTCCTGCTGCAGGGCAAGCTCCTGCCCCTGCTGCGCCTGCTGCTTTTCCGCATCCGCCTTTTCCGTTCTGGAAAGCCGCTGCTCTGCGTCCTCCCGTAAAACGCGCTCGTGTGCCGCGTCCCGGCTCAAGCCCTGCGAGACATAAGCGTTTTCCCGCACCGACTGCAAAAATGTGTTCCTGTCTGTGCCGGATTTCTGAGCTGCCGCGTCCAGTAGCCCGATAATCGCCTCGTTGTCCTGCTTGAACTTCAAAAGCTCTGCGTTTTCCTGCTGTAAGTGGTCTCTCTGCTCTAAAATGCGGTCGTGGTTCAGCCCCTTTTGGGCAAGCTCCGTGACCTCCTGGCGGTTCACCTTCCGGATTTCCTTGTTGAACTTGAGATCAAACAGTTCTTCCGGTTCTTCCTTCTGTTCCTTTGTGGGCTCCGCTTCCGGTTGCCCCGCCGGTTCTTCTGGTTCTTCCGAAGGCTCCTGTTCTTCTTCGTTCGCTTCGGCTACTTCTTCGCTGGTTTCCTCTTCGGTCTGGTTGCCGTCGTCTTCGGAAACAAGATCGCTCAGATCTACGCCGAATTCTTCATCCATAAACTCGTTCATTTTCTTCCTCCTGTTTTTGGCTCTGGTAGGCCATATTCACGGCTCTGGTAGGCCGCTGTTTACTCAAAATCCGTAATACGGGGTAATTTCCTCCCACACGGAGGGCTTCTTTGCCGCGAGCGTCGCGACAAGCTCGGAATACCGTTCGTTGAAAAAGCTCGCCATCGAATCGTTTTCGCCCAAAAGAAGGTGCGCTGCCAATCCGTAGGGCATGATTCCCTGCGCAATGACATCGTCGAGCCCGATCTCGTCCGCAAAGTCCTTGATCTCCGGGCACACTGCCCGTTTTCCATCCTCTCCTGTCTGGAACGTGTCGGAATACGGAAAAAGCTCGTGCCGCAGAACGTTCAGAATGCTGATCGTCCGCATCCTGTATTCCTGCGTATCTTGCGTTGCTGTCGCACCGCTTGACTCGTTCTGCTCGTCCATCAAGTGGATAGCTCTGGAAAATACCCATTCAGGCGTTGTCATAGAATCCTCCTAGAAATTCAGGTAGCTGCTGTCCGCTTCCCCGCCGGTCATGTAATCGCCGTAACTTTCCTCGTGCTCTTCTTCGTCTGCAATGACCTGCTGTTCCGGCTTGAGCGTCCGAAGCTGCGCGTAATACCGAAGCGCGTCCGGCGCGTGAGTTATGTCATGCGGTTCTTTGGCGCAGTCCGACGGGTTCTTCTCGTCGTGCTGAATCGCCATCAGATCGTCAATAATCCCCTTGCAGGTGTTGAACACCAAAAGCCCCGGCTTTCCGTCGTTCATGGGCTTGAGCAGTTCCTTGACTGCCATCCAGCCCGCCACACGGGAATTATTCGCTTTGACAACCGGAAGCCCGCTTTCTGCGAACAGCTGCGCCATCGTCTTACCGGTGTCTTTCAGCGTCGACCACATATCCGGTGGCGCAATCGTATACTCCACTCTCTCCACGGGCGGCGTCGACACAATTGCAGCATTCGCCGCCTGTGACACGATCAGCCTCGATTCGTTGTACTCCCGGTACAGATATGCCCTTCCGTTATAGTCCACCGCAATCCAGAGGCACGCGAACATATCGAGGCCGTAGTCAAACGCCCGATACTTCGCCCAGCCGGACGGAATCGCAAACGGCTGAATGACATGCGTCTTGATCGTGAACTCCGGGAAGAATCCGCCGGACAAAGCGTCCCAATCGCCGAACCGGTGTGCCCTTCTGACATCCTCCGGCAGCAGATTCAATGCGTTTACATAATTCGGAGATCCTTTCAGCAGATCGACGTTATCCTCGACCGTCGCTTTCAGAAACAGATAATCGTCCGGATTCTCTTCCGGCAGAAAATCTCTTGTGACAAAGATTCTCTTCACCCACTGGTGCCCAACGCCGCCGGGGTTGCAGGTAAGGTACATTCTCTTCGGGAATGGCGATGCGCCACGGCAACATGCCGCAATTCCGCGGAACTCCAGTTCCGTAAATTGCGTTGCTTCTTCCATGAAAATCCAGTCGTATTCCTGACCCTGATACTTGCCTGTAACCGCCGAGCTGTACCCGTCCATGTTGCCGAATTTGATGCTGGACCCATTCACAAACGTCAGAAGATGCTTCTGCTTGTTGTAGTCCGCAAGCCCTGGCGGAATCAATTTCAAAATCGGCTCTATGACAGAGTTTTCAAGGTCTTCATATCTCCGCCGGACAATCAAAACTTTGAGCCCCGGATACTCAACGCACCCACCCACGGGCTTTCTCTGCGTGCACCATGACTTTCCGCCGCCTCTGGCCCCGCCGTAGCACGTGTATTTCACCCGGCTTTCAAAGAACCGCCTCTGCGGCTCGCTGTTCGGGCAGCCAAGATTCAGCGTGATCGCTCCGCCCTTTGCTGTTTGCTTTCTCGCCAAACTATGGCCCTCCCTTCCCGCGCTCACCTTGACGCCCGGATTGCTCCGGGACGCCAAAGTAAGGAGGATTGAAACGTTGGCTCGCCGCCAAGGTCAACACGGGATTTTTGAAAAATTTGAGATTCGATTTGTGCAAAGGGGTACGCCGTTTTTCTCCCACCCCTCCCAATGAATGGGAAAAGCTTTGGAAGGGCATGCATGGGGGAGCTGGATATAACTATACATACAGGAGACCGCGCCCCCTGTTTTTCCGCCACCCCTCCCATTGCCAGATCGTTCGCGGGAGGGCATACTCGGCAGCGCCTTCCCGCGCGCATGCCCTCAGAAAAAACGCGCGGGGTCTTATAGGCCTGCGAGCGCCGCCCTTATCGCCCCTCGAGCCATGCAGCCCGCGCCCAGCCGTGCCCGTCATTATGCCGAACAATAGTTTACTGTAATATAACTATGTCTACTGCATAGCATAAAGTTGCGTATTTACCTACAAACTCAGCATGCTCCTAACTATTTGCGAAAAACGAACGCAACAAAATAGATATTTGGTGGCGTTGACTACTTGAAAGCCGTTTTGGACCCGCCGAACTCAATATTGATCGTCAGCTCACCGGTACTCTTGCCGTCGTCCGCCTTATCGATCATCTTACAGCCGTCAAAGTCCTGCTTATTGGCAAAGATGCTCTTTGACGAATTTGGGCCCGACCAGCCCGGAGCCGTGTTGTACTGCCCGCGAATCCAGGTAGCAAACTTTTTTAGCTCGCGCGCCACGTCCATTTTATTAGCCGGCGGATTTTTGATCGCCTTTGACACGCTCTCGGCGTCCATGCCGATTGTCCCGCAGAAATGCCACCAATCCGCTTTTGGATACTCGCCGGTCTCGACCTTATGTTTGTAATCGTTGATCGCCGTCACTGTCTGCTTGTAAGACAGCGGAAACACTGCTTTGCCAGCCATATAAGCCCACCTCCCCGAACATTTCGCCGCAAAACCTATGCGCCCGAAAAATCTCTTTGCGTGGAGATTCAAACGGGAAATTCGGAAACGAAGTTTCCGATTTCCCTTATTGAATCTCCCCAGATGTATATATACCACAGATTTTTTGACCACCAATAAAAAGCCATTTATAACTTCCCAAAAATATTGATTTTTGCCCATCAAAAAGGCTTGAAAATACAGGCCAAACCGTGATTTGAAAAAATTTTATAAAATAGTGGGCGCAGGGTCTTGACAAAAATAATCAGAATTTTCCAGCTGTGAAATCAGGCTGCGCACGGGCGTAATCGAGCCGCCGCATCTGGCCTTGTCCGTCATGTAGCACTTTAAGCACACTATAATGCAATCAGCACAAATACATTGCAAAAAATGCCCTCGAAAAAAATTTTGAAAATGTCTTGACATATACGGTATTACCGTATATAATAAGGCCATACAGCAAAACAAAAACAAACCCAAACACGGGACAGGAGGAAATAAAAATGACTATGGTAATCAATAAGAGTGGTACGGAGATCAACTATAATATGGCAGTCACCCTGATGGATGATGACATCCGCGAAGATCTCCACGCGGAACTTGCACCCTGCACCGATCAGGAGTTCTTCTCCGCGTATGAGGCTCGCCACGAGGCCAAGTACGGCGAAGAGTGGGAGCTCAGCAAAGAGAACCCCTGCTATTGATGCCGACGGAAGCGCAGAAGCGCACCCGCGACAAGTGGGATGCAGAAAACATGTCCGTGATCTCCTGCAAGCTCAAGCGGGAGATCGCGGAATCATTTAAGGCAGTGGCGAAGGCCAACGGCACGACTCCAAACGAACTGATCCGTGGATGGATCGCCGCATATTTGAAGGCGATGCAATAAAAAAATCCCCGATGCCAGACCGGCACCGGGGTATCTTTATATTATGTCGTTTAGTCTTCCAGCGTTTTTTGCAGGTTGTCCACGATCTCTGCAAGCTTTGCTTCCTTCTTCTTCGGGTCTTTCTCTGCGATATAGTCTTTCAGCATCGCGAGCAGGAACCGAACCCAGCTTTGAAACTGCTTATCTGTCATTCCCATCTTCGATTTCCCTCCTTACTGCATTTAATATGAACGTCTGGACGCTCTGCCCTGCGCGGGCGGCTGCGTCTCTGATCTTCTGCCCTTCTTCCTTCTCGGGGCGAATCATGATATTGTCCCGGCTGGCATTCCATTTCGCCGAGGCTCTTTTATGCGCGTCGCTGACTGCCATTGCGTCACCTCGCTTCATTTTGATTGTACACCCTCTCCGTCTAACCGTCAACGTATAAAATTCACCAGAAATAACCGTTAACTTTTGTGCATCCTGCCACTTGACGTTATAACCGTTAACGTGTATGATTGAGCCATCAAAACGAAACGAAAACGGCACCGCCGAGGAGGAACACACCATGACATACTTCACCAACATTCACACGCTGGACGAGCTCAAGAAAGAATATCGCCGCCTTGCCTTTGTGAACCATCCCGACCGGGGCGGAGACGTCGAGACCATGCAGGCGATCAACGCCGAGTATGAAGCACTGCATGAAATCTTGAAGAAGCAGCACAACGCGAGCGCCGACGAATACCACCAGACGACCGAGACCCCCGCCGAGTTCATCGAGATCATTAACGTGCTTGTCCGCATGGGCGGCTTGGAAATCGAGCTTTGCGGCTCCTGGCTCTGGATCGGCGGCAACACCCGCGAGAACAAAGACGGCCTGAAAGCTGCTGGCTGCCGCTGGAGCAATAATAAGAAGCTCTGGTACTGGCACCACGAAGAGCCCGGCAAGCACTGGCGGCGCGGCAACTCCACCATGACCGACATCCGCCGGAAATACGGATCACAGGTATACACCGCTTCCGGCGAGTCCACCAAATACGAAAAGATCGGGGCGACGGCGTAAGCCGTCCCCCAAGAACGGAGGTAAAAACAATGAAAAGCATTTATCCGATCATCACACGTGAAAAGCAAACAGCTTTTGAAGCACAAGTCGGCGCCACGCAGAAAAACAAAATCCCCTGCATCTGCGGCTATTGCGGCAGAGCCTGCCGCCAGATGGGAGACAGTGCAAACCGCGCGCTCTGCTCCGGCTGCCCACTCGCTACTTTTGCGAGGGATGCGCAATGAGCTACCACGATCTCTTGCATCAATACGGCCACGAACAGCCGCAAGCCGAAACCCGTGTCTACATCTTCGCGCAAGCCCCCCAGAAACTCACCACGCCCGACGAAGTCGCGTACCGGGATAAGACCATATCGCAGGACATCAAACGGCTAGAGAAGCTTATAGACGATCTCAAGGACTACCGCCGCGCCCTTGCTTCCCGGTATGCCGAGCTGGAAACCCTGCCTTATACGTACCTTTTGAAGCTCGAGCGCGTCCCGCATTGGAAAGGCCATATCGAGTACGTTATCACACTGACAAAGACGCTTTCCGACGGCACGAAAACGCAGGACCTGCGCGAAGTCTTCCCCGGCAAAGACCGCCGCGCCGCTTTTGCAAGAGCCGCAGAGTTACGCCGCCAACGCCCCGGCATCCCTTACGAAGAAGACATCGCCCGCCGCTCGTGGGAATAAAAGAGAAGCTGCCCCCGGTTTGGATGCAGCTTTTGCTTTATGCTCTTCCGACAAGCTCGTCAAGTGTCACGCCGTAAGCGTCTGCAAGCTCACACAGCAAAGCGCCTCGTGCCATCTCTCCGGCTCAATGCTGCGCCAGTCCTCCGCGTCTTTGTACTTTTGGAGCCCGTATTCCCGCGTTGCCATAATCGCCTCTATCGCCTCCACAGGCACGAAGGAAGGCCGGGGCTTCCCGCCGTCAAACTTCGCGCCCTTAATCTTTTCCAAGTAACTTCTTCAACTCCTTCTTCATCGCATACAATTCCACTTCTGCGTTGACAGCACGCTTTCTGTAGCTGTCAAACAAATCTTCCTCGACCTCGACGGTCGAAAACCGCCTGTGGCAGTCCTGGCATTCATACCGCCGTCTTCTGAGCTTTTCTTCTTCCTGCTCCCATGTGTTCCGGGAGTCGATCACGCGGCATTTGTGACCGCAGCCGCAGATCATAGTTGTATCCCCCTTATGTACTTATCAAAATACGTCACAGCCACCGCCATAGCCGCCCACATGTCCGCCGAGAAGCCGTAGAAAAAGCCCGGATTCTTCTTCGCCCCTTTCCCAAAATTCGGCTGACCGGGCGCGTAGCGGTCGACGAGGGCTTGCCGGATGTTCACATCCTTCGCCGACGCTCTGCCGCAAAGGTAGAGCTTTTCTTCCCGGCGGAAGATCTTCTGTATCTGGTATCCCTTCCGGTAAAGCTCGGCATATTCCCAGAACCGTCCAATCCAGAAGCACGTATCAAACACCTCTTGACCGACTGGCATTCCCATACCGGCAACCATTTCGATTGCCAGGTGCTGATACTCCCGGCAGAGAACGGGGAATATCTCCCCGTTCGGAACTTTACCAACGTCCAGCACCTTCCGGATTTCCTGCCCGTCGTGTTCTACGAGGACATACCCGGATTCCATATTCCCCGGGTCAATCGCCAGTATCGTTCCCACGCTTCGCCCTCACTTTCCAGAACAGTTCGTTGTAAGTGTTATACCGCTTCTGGATGTCCGTGCTTGCAATGTCCGTGTGAAATTTCAGCCACCATTCGTACATCCCGCACGTCTGCATTTCCGGGCATCCGCACCGATAAACGCAGTTTGGCACCAGCACGGCCGAGATCTCCGGCTGCACCTCATGCAGCGCCGATTTGAAATCCTCGGCATACGCGCGCGTCTCCGGGTCTGCCTGACTGCATAACCGCTTGCGCATGGTATCAATCAGATTTTGAATATTTGGGTCCCCAATAAAATCAACCCTAGCGTCCTGAGGCGCTTTATTGCGGTCGTACTTCGATTGCCTGTCGTTTCTCTGGGAATCAACCCGGCTTCTCCAAATATGGGTCTTCCAATGCATGGCGACCCAATATTTAATATCTTTCCATCGAAATTTGATGATAATATCTCGGATTGGGTCATGCTCTGCGATTAGGATTGCCCTTTTCCATTCAGCACTCGGTTCGCGCCCAAGAGGCGGCTTTTTTACAGTTGCCCGGCAATCGTTTACAACTTCTTGCCAGTCTCCTTTTACTTTGATGATTTCTGTCTTCAAAATTCCCTCCTATACAAAACTCCAATGCTGCCCGCAAGCCTGTTTATACCGCCCATGTGCGCAATTTGAGATATTCGCACGGCTGATTCCGGTTGCGGCACTTGCCGCCCTAATGCTGGAATAAATTTCGCCAGTATCATCGCAGCGGACCTTCTTGCGATTTTTGATAGCTGCAAGTTCTGTTATGGTCTCCATTTTTTCCTTTGAAAAATGCTTATCAAGAACATCGAAACGGTGCCTCTGGTTTTCGCTCAAAGTGCACCATTCTAGGTTCTCAACTCTATTATTCGCCTTGTCTCCGTCGATATGGTTGACTTGCGGCTTGTTCTCCGGGTTTGGAATGAACGTTTCAGCTACAATACGATGTACTCTTCGGTACCCAGCTCTTCCTAGCCCAACGCCCAGATATTTCCCTCTGCTGCCAAACGGTTTCAGAATCTTACCAGTCTTATCGTTTCTGATTTGTCCATCTCGGTTGACACTATATCCCGAAGCGTCTTGAATCTCCTGCCAGTCTCCCTTGATGTTTGTAATGTGTGTGTTCATTCCTCCACCTTCATTTCTATCCACTTTCTTTCGTAGTCCTTGCAGACTTCCCCCGCCCAGCACTTCCGAACTATCTGGTCAAGTTCTTTTTCCGAGAGCCGCTCTGCCTTGTGCTTCAAGCACCGGTACGGATATTCATAGTTCTTTCGGCATTCTAGGTTCTCGCAGTTATAGCAGCAGTTATTCATTGTTCCCTCCGATCTCCGTAGCTGCAAAAATCCGTTTCCTTCCGCCAGAAGCCATCGTTTGTTCTCAGACAGATCATAGCGCCATTTGACTTGCTGTCGTAGTCCCCGTATTTGCAGTCCTTGCACCGCACCACCGGCTCCATATCGGCAGCAAGCATATCCTGCAATTCAGATAAGCACCACTGCACATCATTGTTGTCAATGACTGTCTGCGCAAGATTGTCGTCATTCAGGATAACCAGCGCATCAACAAGCGCTTTCAAATCATCCATCGTCGTTCCCTCCATCCATCTTCGCGCTGCAGAACGGGCAGTAGGGTATGCCTCGCATATCGAGTTTGGCGAATGTTCCTTTATTCGTCTTAAATGCGAAATCTGTGCAACAATTTGAACATTCCGTGTATGGATTGCCGGTTACGGTACGGTGCAAAATCCACCGCCCATGCACCACCTCCGCAACGTCGGCGGCTGGCATATCCGAGATGGATTGCAAGTTTTTTGCGCTGCACCCGTCCTACATTAGTTTCATAAGTGCCGCCTCGCGGCTGATGTATTCGTCAGGCATGGTCGGCCTCCAATTTTCCTTTGTGTTTCTTCACGAGCTCCTTCGCTAAGTTCAAGCCGACTGCAGTATAGTCAAATTCGGAGTCCCCGATAGCCGGTTCAACGCATCCTTCCGTCCCGCCATATGTGCCATGATGCTGTGCGAAGTCACTTCCGTCCGGGAAACGCACGGCATAGCCGTCGTGCAGGCGTTCTATCGTGCATTTGATTCCAAGATCGACGCAAAAATGGTACAACGCCCATATTTCAGTGTATTTTACTGGAAAATCTAACGTTCTTTCCTCAGGCGGCAGCACCACCACGCGCCCCTCGACATCTGCTTTCATCAGCTCCACCATTCGCGAGATGGAGTAATCCCAGCCAGAAAGCGTTTCTTCTATCTCCCGGGCCTCGGCGCACGCCTGCGGTGATAATCTCGAATCTTCATATGCTTTGAGCCTTTCCCATACCTCCTTCTGCGTGCAGTTCCCGTCATACTTACACGGCAGTTCGCGGCACTGCGCGATTTCGCAGAAGTTGCCGTCAAACGTTAGTCGTTCCATTGCCCCTCCTATTCAATCCAAAACGTCGCAACCGGAACAAGCTCTTCATACCATTGCTGGAAATCATTCCAATCGTTAAGAATGTTCCGGAAAAATTGTGCTGTTCCTTTTACCGTCCCCCATCCGTTCTGTGCTTCGTATTCTTTGAATTTGTCGGGGTTCTGCTCCAACTCTCTCAAGCCAACCTTGATTTTTGGAATTACATCCACGCAAAGCCCGTTGTTCTGGCAGTTCTTCCATTCCAGCCCGGTTGACTTCTCAATAATCTTCCGAACGTTCCACGTTATATTTGCGTCGCACGTACCAACGGGGACGTAGGCGTCAACTCCTTCGACTTTGACTTTGAACGAAATATCGTAGCTCATGTGTCTTCCTCCACATAGCGCCAGCTCTGCGGCGGGCGGGTGATGGGCCCGGGCGCAAGACCGTATTTTGTCTGCCGCAGGCCGGTAAACTCCCACAGATCGCGCGGGTGATCGTAAATGCGCAAATCTGAGATGTGCCAGCCGAAGCCGGTGGCAGCTCCGAGATACTGGTGCAGCTCCGCAGGCTCTAGGCAGGTTGGCCGCGCAGCATCCGACGGGATTCTTCCCGCGCCGTTAATTTTGATGATCTCATCGCACAGAAATTCCCCGATGACTTTGCCGTTTCCACATTTGTAGATATAGCACTTAAACGGCGGGGTCATCTTCGGGCGCGTCTTGCGCACCTCAATCGTTTTCTCACCGCTTATGATCTTCTCGCACCACTTCGGGCGGATGCTGATTAAAACAGCTTTCATGCCTTTCCTCCTTCCTCCGGTGCTTCCGGCAAGCCTAATTTCATAAAACATCCCCAAAATGTTTTTGCCTGTTTTCCGCTTCTGTGCCCGAACAGTGGCTTCTCTCCGATCGCTTCCCACACTTTTTTAGCCTCAATCTGCACCTCCGACCACTTGAAGATCAAAACCCCATCCGGTTTCAAAACACGCATACACTCATGAAAACCATCATGCAGCATCTGCGGCCAGTTGTCGCTTAGCACACCGTATTTCTTCCGCATCCACGAGTTTTCGCCTGCACGCTCCAAATGTGGAGGGTCAAAGACCACAAGCGTGAATGTATCATCTGCGAACGGAAGATCCGTAAAGTCACATTGTATATCAGGGGCTATCACACATTGCCGTTCAGAATCATTCTTCGTGCTTTTCCAGATTCCAGTGTATGATTCGCGCCTGCTATCGCAATACACTGCGGCCGGATGTGTTTTGTTAAACCAGATCGTGCGGGAACCGCACGTAACATCAAGAATTTTCTTTTCCATTGTGTGCCTCCGGTGCTCCCGGCAAGCCGCGCCATTCCCAGCGGCTGGAATTAGCGCATTGGTAACATGGACAATTTTTCGTCACACAGTTCATGCATTCGATGACAGTCGCATCATCAAATTCGCAGTAGTCGAAATGCTTACAATCCAGACATGAGTGACGCTCTTTTATCTGCTCAATCAGCGCGTCCCTCTCGGCTTCTGCCTCCGCCTGCTTTCTCTGGGCGAGGGCAATCACCATGTCCTTCCACTCGATTTCCTTGCGAAGCGATTCAATCGCGCTCGCTTGCCCATCCGGGAGCACCACATTCTCGGCGGTCAGGCGCTCGATCAAATCAATGGCTGCCTCGCGTAAATGCACGATACAATCCGCGTCGCTAAAAAGCGGGCATAAACCACCGTCTGCACAAACTTCTTTTCCGCAGCACCGCAGCGCCTGTATAATTTCCTTGTCTGTCATAGCGTCACATTTCCCCCTCCTATTTTCCGTTTCCCTCTTGCCGCCCTCCGGCAATTTCTCGCCCCTCCGCTGGTCATCTGGCTTATGTCGATGATCTCGGCGCGCCTTCCGTAGCTTTTCAGCCGTTCTCCCTTCACGGCGTTCCAAGCCTCGCAGGACGCGCTGCAACCGGCTTTCCGGTTGGGGCAGTCCTTCGCGCACGGCCCGAAATTATTCATTTCTTCCTCCTGACCTGCACCGTCACTTCCGCCTCCCAGCACTCCGGCGCGCGGATGACGATCTTCTTGTCTCTGCCTTCCTCCGGGTCGCGGACGCTGACCAGATAAAACGTCATGTTCTTGTTCTTCTGCGGGTACTTCTTCGCCCGGATAGGCCTTTCCAGCTCCGGCATCAGCCGGGGATAGAGCCCGGAAATGATATCCGGAATGACGATCCAAGTATTCATGCCCCATCCCCCATCAGCTTCTGAATCGCCGCCCGCTGCACATCGGACAGCTCGTCCCCGTGGTGCTGCACGTTGTACCCCGGCTTCTTCCCCGGCTGTGATGGCGTGCCCTTCTCATGTTCTTTCGATTCCCACGTCAAGAACTTCTGCTTCCAGTTCCGTACGGGATCGCCCTTCCCGTCGACCCAATTTCCGGCAGAATAATAGTCGAAAAATTTCTGTGCCAGATTCGGGGCTCCACGCTCCTTCGCGTATGCGGAAACCTCTTCCAACGTAGGTGGTATAAATTTCTTACGTTTCTTCTCAGAAATAGAACTACTCTCTTTTCTATTTCCATTTCCATTTCCTAAAGGTAATACCGTGGTATTACCGCAAGCACTACCATCAGCCATACCAGAGTTATCATTTTCTTTGTTCCAACGCTTGCTGATGTTCTCCCTTTGACGCTGGCAATGCTTGTCCCGTTTTTCGATTTCAAGCTCCATCCGGCGATTGAAGTACTTGCCGTCCTCATCCTTCTGAAACTTGCTCATAACCTCGTCTGATGGCTTTTTGACAGCCCGTATGATTTCCTGCATCGTCATATGCCCGCGCTCTCTTTGGAGGCACAGGAGCGTGATATACTGCCCACGCTCCCGCATATCCATCAAGGCACAGCCGGATAGGAAATCCGACGTGTAAAACAAGACGGCAGGGTCTTTGTTGTTTGCCATCCCGCCACCGCCTTAGAACGGCAGCGGATCGCCGTCATCATCCATCATCGTAAACCCGCCGGGGTTTTCCGGGTTCTGCGGTTCGGTGTTTCGCTTGCCCTCTCCGAAGTAAACACGGTTTGCCACGATCTCAGCAGACCGGCGCTTGTTGCCGTCCTTGTCCTTCCAGTCTCTGAGCTGCAACCGACCATCTACGACAGCCATGCTGCCCTTGAAGAAGTATCCGCTTACAAAATCAGCGGTTCCCGCCCACGCGACGCAATCGATGAAATCCGTCTCTTTCTCTCCGCCCTTCGGCGTGAGGTCGCGGTCAACCGCCAGCGTGAAGGATGCGACCGAAGTTCCGTTCGGCGTCTTTCTCAACTCCGGGTCTCGAGTCATTCTGCCCATAATAACAATGCGGTTCAGCACTTTTCGTCCTCCTTTTTGGCAGTTTCCCGCTTTCCAAAGTAGACTTCCAGGACGTCATCGAAACGATACGAGGGCATCTTCTTATACGATTCAGCGAGCATATCGAGCATCAGGCACTTCTTGGCCAATTCCTCATACTTTTCCGTACTCAGTTTTACATAGGATTCCATAATTACGTTCCTTTCTTATAAATCAGTTTCGTTTCCTCCCAATCGGGATATTTCATCTTGAGATACCGCCTGATATACTCTCTCAGGCTTTTGCGCTTCGGTGATTGGTCAAATGCCACATGGCAGCTATCGCATAGCGTCACAATGTTCTCTTCGATTCCAAGCCCGCCCTGCGAGCGTGGGATGAAGTGGCACCACGGATTGCCGGGGCGCAGGCAGACAATGCAGCGACCGCCGTCGCGCGCCCAGACGGCTTTCTTGACCTTCTCAGGTATCTTTGTCGCCTTCGTTTCTTTCCTCATCCTGCCTCCATTCCAGCGCCATACGCTCGAGTTCTTCCGGTGGCAGCGTCTCAATGCCCTGCTGTTTGCAGTCCTCGACGACCAGATCAATGAGCCGCGCCATCTGCTTTGTGTCGTAGGTGCTTGAGCCGTAGTAGCAAATGACATTCGTGCAGCCCGGAATTTTTGACGCCATAATCTCCGTACACCAGCCGAGACCGCGCGCTTCCCACCATTCCCGGAAGCGCTTGACCGCTGCGTCCGGAGCGCAGATCGTATCAGAGTTGTCACCGACATCCGGGATATAGTGCCGATAGATTTCCTCCGGCGGCGCACCCACCTTAACCGAAAGCTTATTGCAAAGCACCCAAAGATACCGGTTTGCGTCCAGACTCCGCTTCTTGCGAAATTCCTTGATCGTGACCGTGTACTTTTTCTGCGGGTCAAGTTCTCCGGCAACCATCTGGGCTTGTCCAGGCAGCTCCGGCCGGAGTCTCAGCCAGCTTCCCGCTGCATCCATGCTCCACGAGGCTTCAACGACATTCAGCTCTTTCATGCCTTACTCGCACAATTCCAGCAAAGGCATCTGCCAAAGCGCTTTCTCGTCTTTTCCGCTACAGCCCTTGCGCTGAACTGAGAACCTCCCTCAACAACCTGCGTGATCTCGCCGCCGCAGTCCGCACAAATCAAAGCCTTTGTCTGGGACTGTGCCTTCTCTTTCTGCGGTGTGGTCTGCCTCTGGTATTCTTCCGTGTCGGCATCTTTTGTATCGTCAATCGCGAATAAACCGTTGAGTGCATATTTCCGCGCGTAGGATGAAGCCGTACCGGTAATCTGCGGCTCATCCATACCCTTCTTGCTTTCCGGTTCGCGGGCAAAAGCTGTTGTAATGACGCTGCTTTCGCCGTCTGACAGTTCAGCTCTTGCCATGACGTAGATTCGCCCGCCGGTTTCCGCGATGCTGTCCGAAATCGTCAGCGTGCAGCCAACGGTTTTCAGAAGCGGCTTTACCGCCTCTAAAATGCTCTCGCAGCTGCGGTATTTGTAGCCGCCAAAGTTGTTTGTCTTATCCTTCGGTGCTTTCAGTTCTGCTTGAATCTGAATCAGTTTCTCGTTGATCGTCATATAACCCCTCCAATTCCAATCGGCACCAATAGCCGCGGGCAAACTCGTTGACAATATATTCCCCTGTCAATCTGCACTGTTTCCGGCTGTAGGTCTCAAAAAACGGGCAGAACTGGCAGCAGATGTGGTCCTGATCAAAATAGACGCTGACGCGCGTTTCGACCGGAATATAATCAACGCCGGAACGTCCTTTTTTCATAGCCAAGTTCCTCCAAAATGTGCCTTGTGCCAAGTGTTTCTACCAGAACAGCGATAATCTGGTTGTTCGGGTCACGGTCCTCTCTGTCTGTCAGATCAGCCATGTTCCCTTCGTCTCCGACCCAATACTCGCCGCCCTCATAGATCTCATTGCCGAACACATCGTACATGCACGGCGCTTGCTGTCTGTCTTCCATCATTCCACCAACCTGTATCTGGCATAGCTCGTATCCTCGCCATACCGGTTCTTGCTCGTTTCCATTTCCTTCTTGATCGCGTAACCCTCGCGCTTGAGATCAAAAATTCTCGCCCCCAGACGCATACAGCTGATGTCCCGAATCGCTTCCAGCTGCGTAATGCTTCCGAAGTCGCGCATATATTGCAGGATTCTCTCCGTCTGCTTCATGCTCACCTCCACGCTTCTGTAAACACCGTCCAGAACACGATATCGCGGTACGTGACCTTCTGTTTCTGCGGCGCTTCGGGCGGATTCGCGCATGTGTAGCGGAACCACTCCCGCCATCTGTTGCACATGCAATTTTCCCCGCGTCCTTTTGTGCAGCTCTCACAAGGATGCTCCATATCATGCCCCCGTCAGTATCGCGCCGACGAAGAAGCACGCCGCCGCGCCTCCAAGCGTGACCGCCGCCCGGAACAGGCCAAAGCCAAGCATAACCGCCGTACCGCCCAGCAGCATACACGCCACGGAGAAGCAGGCTGTTTCCGCGATCTTCATCAGGCTCTTTTGCCGCTTGCGAAGCCGCACGATCTCGTCCCACCTTTCGCCAAGCTCGCGCTCCCGCGCCGCCCTGTGGTTTAACTCCGTGATAATCTCAACGTCACTCATTCTCTGCCTCCACAAATTCGCCGCACATGATATTCTCCGGCTTGGTCTTCGCGATAATTTTTCTGTATTCGCTTGTGATTCTCACGCGGAGGCCTGCGTAAATGCCGAACTTACAGCCTGCCTCGATGCCTTCGCCTGCCTCGATGCCTTCGCCTGCC